ACAAAAATGATCGACCTTTACAAAGAAATAATTGACTAAGTTACAAACCGACACTATACTAAAAATCCCGATACACAATCGGAGCGAAAGGAGAACGATATGTCGAATATACCAGTCGATAAACTGACCTCGGTTTATCTAAAGATCAAGGCTCGCAGGAGTGAGCTAGCTGCACAATTCAAGGAAGAAGACTCTGCTCTAGTCGAAAAACAAGAGCGCATCAGAAAAGCGTTACTGAACTACTGCAAAGATAATAACGTGGACAGCGTTAAGACTCCGAACGGTACGTTCTATCGCTCAGCAAAAACTAAGTATTGGACCTCTGATTGGGAAGAGATGCACAAGTTCATTCTTGAGTATCAAGTGCCCGAGCTTTTATCGAAGCAGATCAACCAGTCTAATATGAAACAGTTTTTGGAAGAGAATCCAGACGCGCTACCTAAAGGCTTGAACGTGGATTCTGAATACACAATATCAGTAAGAAAGGCATAGGAGTTACTATGGAAATACAAAGACGTTTTGTACCCATTGAGGATGTCGCAAGATATTTCTCAGTGTCTATCAGTACCATTCGCGCATGGGTGCGGCAGGACAGAATACCATCGGACACCTACATTAAAGTAGGGAACACGTATAGATTCTCTATACCAAAAGTCGAAGATGCGCTACTCTCTGCCGACGCACCTGAAAAGGATGCGGATGATAACGATGAATTGGGTGAAGCACAGTTGGAATTAGATTTTGAATCTGACCTTCCAATAGAAGAAGCAAGTTCAGACGACGATGGGCTACTTGACATTGTCGAAGATGCTTGGACGATAGATCCCACTGAAGATTTAGATTTTGATGAAGATTACTAAGGAGACGACAGATGTCAGAACTTTCTATGTTTAAAGGAAATGCGCTTGCTAACAGTGATTTGTTTAAGTCATTGCAGGGATTAAACGACAACCTTGCAGGGGGCTCAACAGGCGGTGGTACCTCACGTCGAATAAGTCTCAAAGGTGGTAAGTTCCGTGAGATCGTTAACGGTGAGCAAGTTAATGTAAGCAAAGATGAGTCGATGCGTATTGTGATTGTTGATGCGGCACCGATATCACGTACTTATTACGAAGGTGAATACGATCCTACTAAGGTGGTGCCACCAACATGTTGGTCTAAAGATACTCAGAAGCCCGCGCCCGAAGTACCAGAAGAACAGCGCATGGCGACTAAGTGCATGGACTGCCCCATGAATGTCAAAGGCTCTGGACAGGGTAGCAGCCGTGCATGTCGCTTCGGACAGCGGTTGGCGGTTGCAGTTGAAGGTAAGCTCGACACGGTGTATCAGTTGCAATTAGCGGCAACAAGTATCTTCGGCGAAGCCAAGAACAAGAAGATGCCAATGCAAGCGTACGCTCGGTTCTTACAGGCGCACAATACTCCCGCCATTGCACTCGTTACAGAGATGTATTTTGACGAGGACTCAGACGCGCCCAAACTGTTCTTCAAACCCGCACGTCCGTTAGACGAAGATGAGTTACAGCAGGTAGTTGAACTGCGTGATACTCCCGAGGCTAAAAAAGCTATTGACTTGACTGTTTATCAGACAGATACTGGCAAAACCCCTCAGCAAAGTGCAAGTTTGTTTGAGGAGCCCGTACAGGAGAAGCCAAAAGCACAAGTAGTAGAAGACGATGAAGAAGAGGATATAAAGCCCAAACGCATCGTTAAGAAGTCTGTTACTCCAGAACCCAAGGCTGACGACGATCTGAGTGATCTTGTATCTGAATGGGATGATGAATAAGAAATAACACCTAGCGACTAGGCGTTGCCGAAAAGGGCACTACGGTGCCCCCGTCGCTTTGTCTTTAAAACTGGGGCGCTGTAAATGGACACGAAAGATTTTCTTGACGCAGTACTGGGGGACGACGGCCACTACTGTGTTTTTGCCGCAAAGGATGGCAAGCGAGTACAAAAATTCTATACCACACGCGAAGAAGTTATTGAGGCGGCTACACATTTTGATAGTAAAGGGTACGAAACCTACTTTGCGTTAGCTACATTTTGTGAAGCGGGATCGAGAAAAGCCGCTAACATAAAATACCTTAAGAGTTTTTTCTTAGACTTAGACTGTGGCCCAACCAAAGACTACCCAACCAAACGGGACGCACTGATATCACTCAAAGAATTTGTAATCAAGTTAGAGCTACCTAAACCCATAGTTCTTGATTCGGGACGTGGCATTCACGCATATTTCCCACTAACTGAGCAAATACCGTACGTTGACTGGTTACCTGTAGCAGAAGCACTGAAGAGAGCCTGTGCAGATAACGGACTGTTAGCAGACCCTGCGGT